TTCGTCTATCATCATGGGAAATACTAGCCCTAGTATCGAACCTTATCGTGCTAATGCTTATCGTCAGGACACTTTATCGGGCTCATCATTAGCCAAAAATAAATGGCTTGACAGAATCATCAAAGATATAGTAAAATCAGATGATGAATATCAGACAGTTTGGTCTAGCATTATCGCAAATGATGGTAGTGTACAGCACTTAGATATTCTTGATGATTGGCAGAAAGATGTATTCAAAACATCTATGGAGATTGACCAACGTTGGCTAGTTAATCATGCCGCAGATAGACAAGAGTATATCGACCAAGCACAATCATTGAATCTGTTCTTCCGTCCTGATGTAAACATCAAATATTTACATGCGGTACACTTTCAGGCATGGAAGCAAGGACTCAAAACATTGTACTACTGTCGTTCAGAAAAAATTGGTAAAGCAGATAAAGTTTCAAAACGTATTGAACGTGAAGTAATTAAAGAATTAGATATGAAAGCACTTATTGATGGTGATGCATGTCTAGCATGTGAAGGATAAAAAATGAAAGTACTTAGATTTACAGCATCATGGTGTCAGCCGTGTAAAATGTTAGCGAAAACATTAGAAGATGTTGATACTCGAATTCCTATTGAAGTTATTGATATCGATGAGAATCGGGAACTTGCAACGAACTATGGCATTCGTGGCGTTCCAACTTTAGTGATGATAGACGGTGATGTTGAAGTCAAAAGAGTTTCTGGTATGCTTATGAAAAATCAACTAACAGAATGGTTGGGTGCTTAAATGGAATGGCCATTTGGTATAATGGAAATAATTTTTCTTGTATTCAGTTGTATCGTTCTTTTTATTCAACACATAATGAAAAAATCAGAAACTGAAATCGACAGAGTGATGAGAGAAGCCGAACAAGTTAAACACACACATGCTGAAGTCATTTATATAAGAAGTGAAATTCACAATGATGAAATTTATATTTGGAATGTTCTTGATAATACTTTCCTTACACAAGGAAAAACATTTGAAGATGCTGTACAAAAATTTATGAAAAACAATCCTAATAAAAAACTACACATTAAGGTAACGGAATGAGTGCAACAAAAACAAAAAGTAATTTAATGGATGGCAGAGATGCTTTTAAGCCTTTCAACTATCCATGGGCATATGATGCATGGCTGAAGCACGAACAAAGTCATTGGCTACACACAGAAGTGCCAATGGCTGAAGATGTGAAAGATTGGAAGAAAAAATTAACAGAAGAAGAAAAACATTTTCTCACAAACATTTTTCGTTTCTTCACACAAGGCGACATTGACGTTGCTGGTGGTTATGTAAAAAACTATCTACCATACTTCAAGCAACCAGAAGTACGTATGATGTTGCTTGGCTTTGCCGCTAGAGAAGCATTGCACGTTGCCGCATACTCACACTTGATTGAAACGTTGGGTCTGCCAGATACAACATATAACGAATTCTTAGCATATCAAGAAATGAAAGACAAGCACGATTACGTGTTAGACATTTCAAATGCGAATGGTGACTTGCAATCTACTGCTACACACATTGCAGTATTCTCAGCATTCACAGAGGGTATGCAGTTGTTCTCTTCATTCATCATGCTATTGAACTTTCCACGCATGGGCAAGATGAGAGGCATGGGTCAGATTATTACTTGGTCAATTGTTGATGAAACGCAACATGCTGAGTCTATGATTAAACTATTCAGAACATTCATTCAAGAAAACAATGAAATTTGGAATGACGAATTAAAATCTAAAATATATACTATCGCAGAACGAATGGTAGACTTAGAAGATAAATTTATCGACTTAGCTTTTGGCATCAATGCAATGGAAGGACTTACTGCTGAAGAAGTTAAGAAATACATTCGATACATTGCAGACAGACGCCTTATCAGCCTTGGACTAAAAGGCATTTTTAAAGTTAAAAAGAATCCATTACCTTGGGTTGAAGAAATGATTAACGCACCAACACACACAAACTTCTTTGAGAATCGTGCGACAGATTATGCTAAAGGCGCAACCAAAGGCGATTGGGCAGATGTGTGGGGTAAAGCGGCATGATAGTCAATCCAGATACAAGAGTTCTTGTTGTAGACGATACCCCAAAACATTTACAAGAAACTGCAAACTTTGCAAGAAGAATTGGATATAAAGTTGTAGATACTGCAACGAATAATGCTGATGCGTTAGTTAAACTCAAGTATCAAAAATATGGTTTGATTATTTCAGACAATGCAGGATTGTTTGAAAGCACATTAGACACACCATGCATTCTAACAATCATTGAGTCGGAGTATAAATTGAATATCATCAATTCTAGCACTCATAAATACATTGTTACGCCTTTTAGTGAAGAAACACTAAAACACACCATAGAAGAAATTTAAGGAACATTTATGACGCATTTAAAACATATATTTTTTGCCCTCGCATTGATTGTTGCGGGATTTACATTTTCTGCATTGAATGCACACGCACAAACAGGAAAACAAAAACCAGGAGTTGTCTATGACGCTAATATTACTAGGGTTATCGATGGGGATACTGTTGCGTTTGAAGCGGCTTTCCTTCCAGACCCACTCAAAAAAGAATTAAGCATTCGTGTCTTTGGTGTTGATACGCCAGAAAAAGGACACAGAGCGCAATGTCCTAGCGAAGCCCAAAGAGGCGAAGCGGCTAGTAAATTTACAAAAGACATGATTGCCGCAAGTCAAAAGCGTCAAATTGTTCTAATGGACTGGGACAAATATGGTGGTCGTGTTCTTGGTGACGTTATTCTAAACGGACAAAGTTTACGTGGTATGTTAATCTCTAAAGGCTATGCTAGAGAATACTACGGAGAAGCTAAGACTTCTTGGTGCAACTGATTGACACATGTGGAGACTATGGGCAAAAGCACTAGGTGACAAACCTAGTGCATGTGATAACGAATCAGATAAAGTTGCAGTCATCAGAACAGCTATTGTGCTTTGCTATATAATAACGAATCTGTTTATTGTAGCAGGCGTTATAAGGCATTGGTAAAAATATGAGTTTTTTAGTTGCAAACACCCCAAGAGTTAGATGTTATGTAAGAAAAGAATTTCTTTATAACTTTGAAAAAGGCTTCGGCGAATACGTACCTTGTATTTGGGTATCAATCAAATCAATGAGCCGTAGGGCATTCTTCATCGAATCGTATTTGCCTGAGTATGGGGCATTGTACGATAAACTTCCATTAGAAGCGTATGTAAGTAGAAATCATAATTTAGATAGAGATAAATTTTTGCCTCTAGACCATTTACAGATATGGGATTGCTTATCGTATGACCTTACTGTAATACAAAAATCATTTCTAATGAATCTAAGCGGTAAATTTTACGCAAAAGATAAGCAATGGTATCCTGGTAACTACATGTTTACTGTTGACAATTGTGCGGCAGATGAATATCTAGATATGGGTGATAGTGAAAATCCAGAAGACCATAAATCATATAACTTTCTTGAACTAGACAACGGACAGTATGCGGCACAGCCGAACAATCGTTGTATATTTCTTGACGCCGCAAGCAATCCGAAAGAGATGCTATTCCCAGACTTTAAAGTCTGCACAAAAAAATACATTGTAGAGCAAAATCCAAAATGGGCGATTGGTGATGCCGATACAGTAATGTACGAATAAGGAGAAAAAATGTCAACATATAACGTATTCTGCGACTCATGTGAGGCTGAGTATTCAGTAACTCCATTAGAGGGTGGAGACAATACACTACCAACACATTGCTCATATTGCGGTTCAACAATAACCGAAGAAGCAGTATCAGAAAAAGACGAAGAGTGGACAGATGAAGATTGGGACAGTCTAATAGAAGATGATGAATGGTCCTCTAAAGAAGACGATAGATGATTATAGCAGGAGTAGATTATTCTCTAACATGTCCTGCAATGTGTGTGTTTGATACTGAAGATGGTGAGTTTACTTTTGAAAAATGTCATTTTTATTTCCTAACCCAATCTAGAAAATACGATGTACAATTTAAAAACATAAGAGGTAAGTTTTTTGACCATGAAGGAATGACTGACGTATTAAGATACGATGGTATATCAAATTTCTTCATCGATAGATTGTTAGAAACAGATAAAGAGTGTCACGTATTCCTAGAAGGATATTCTATGGGATCAAAAGGCAGAGTGTTTAACATTGCAGAGAACGCTGGCATTCTAAAATACAGACTATGGTTGTTTGCCGTAGAGTGTACAGAAGTACCGCCAACAGTACTTAAGAAATATGCTACTGGTAAAGGTAATGCAAACAAAGAACGAATGCAAGAAGTCTTTGAAGAATTCAACGACATTCGTTTAAAAGAAGAACTACATATGACTGAGAAGCAATGGAATCCTTCTTCCGACTTGATTGATGCCTATTGGCTATGCAAATATGGATTTGACAAGTTGACATCCGAAACAAAATAGAGTATACTCTATATTATAATAGAAAGTGATAATTATGGAAGAAGAAAAAATCAGTTCTTTGTTTGGCTTAGATGATGCTAAGAAACCTAGACAACCAAAGGTACTAGGGCAACTATACACGTTCTATTTGGTTGGAGAAATAACAACTCCAGATGATTACGTTGAATGGTTTGAAATCATTAGAAACGCAACAGAGAATGATATTGTTAAAATTCATATCAATTCTCCAGGCGGTAATCTATTTACTGCTGTACAGTTGATGCGTGTCATGGCAGAATCACAAGCAAACATTCTAACATCAGTAGAAGGCGCATGTATGTCTGCGGCTACGATGGTGTTCTTGTCTGGTGATGGATTTGAAATCTCAGAACATTCTATGTTTATGTTCCACAACTACTCAGGTGGAACAATTGGCAAGGGTGGTGAGATGTACGACAACATCATGTATGAACGCAAGTGGTCAGACAAATTCATGCGTAGCATTTATGATGGGTTCTTAACTGATCTTGAAATTAAGTCTATGCTAGAGAACAAAGATATCTGGATGGAACCCGAAGAAGTATTCAAGCGTTTGAATAAACGTGGTGAAGAAATTATGAAGGCATCTGCGCCCAAAAAGCCTAGAGCCAAACCAGTGCCTAAAAAGGTACCTGCTAAAAAAGTGAGGAAGACAAATGAGTGATGGTGTATTCTTAGTATCGTCAGCGATTCATGCCAAGCATGGTGTGTATGATACTCAAACAAGACTTGAACAAACTATTGAAACATGTAAGTCTATCAGAAACAAATGTGATGCAGATATCATTTTGTTAGATGGTGGCTATCAAGATATCACAGAAAAAGAACGTGATACATTGTCGCAATATATCGATAAGTATTATAGTTTTGCTGGCGCTGAAAATGTTCAACAAATTCAACAAGTACCAAATCACGATATCGTAAAAAATATGATTGAGATTATCGTATTTGGTTCATTCTTTGATAAAGCAGTTGATGATGGTTGGCGTGAAAAATATAAGCGAATCTTTAAGATGAGTGGACGTTACACGTTGAATGATGATTTTAATTATGACAAGCACTTGCAAGCTAAAGACAAGGTTGTCATTCGTGGTCCATTCACAAGTCAATTCAAATCAGAAATCACAGGTGGCGTTTCATTGCAATACATGAGCCGCTTGTGGAGTTTTGATGCATTCTTACTCCCATACATTCGAGACATTTATACTGATATGTTTAATCATATGACAGATAGATTGAATGCAAAAGGATATATTGACATTGAACATTTGTTGTTCCACCACATCGATCCAGTATTGATTGAGAACATTGGTAAACTTGGTGTAGAAGGAAATATTGCACCGAACGGAGCGAGGGTAGCAGATTGAACTATAAGATTTTTCAGATTTGTTTCGAAGACAGACAGATTCCTTTAGTTGATCCTCTTCTAACGCCATTTGATAATACTTCAAACGAGAAGCCCGAGTTACGAGAGTTTCATTCATTCAATCGTATTATTGACGAAGGCTTTGCTGATGACTTAGATGCTTGGGGTGTCTTTGGTCCTCGCTGGCAAAGCAAGATGCGTTATGAAGCTAACGTAATCAAAAATGCTATTGATGAAAATGAAGGATTTGATGTTTACATTTTCAATCATGCTAGAGTACAGAATGCACTAACAAAAAACGTTTGGGAACAAGGCGATTATTTTCATCCAGGAATTAAACAAGTTGTTCGTTCTGCACTTATTGCAGGTAACTATGATACTAACGTGCTTGAATCTGTAATGACAGATTCGACTTGCTATTGCAGTTACTTTGTTGCGACAAAAGCATTTTGGTTAGAGTACATCGCATTCGTAAAAGATATCAAAGAAAAACTTGAAGCGTTGACTGGAGAAGATGCAGAGATTTATCATGGTAGTGCAAACTATAGCAGAGATCCAAATCTGAATATGTTTCCCTTTATTGTTGAACGATTGTTCTCTACGTTTCTGCAACTGAAAGAATATAAAGTCTACAGTCAGCCATACGACTATGATGTGTACAAAAATCAAATCAATGATTTTAGCAAAGTGTTAGAGTCATTGTACGCAATTAAGCGCATGGTTGTTGAAAGACAATCACAAGAATTATTTGAACATTGGAACTTGTTGCGATTGTATTTTGCAAAGACACATCCTGATTTGTTTAACTTGGATTGACAATATGAATATTGATTTGTTTCGCCCTACTATAGAATGGATTAAAGATGACTTTAAGTCTAACAGAATTCGCTTTGCTGTTGAGTTGCTTGCTTGGGCTATTAGCATTGGCTGTAGTATTACTATGGCACTCACAGTCCCAACCCCTCCGCTACTTACTCTTTATCCTATCTGGATCCTTGGCTGTGCTATGTATGCTTGGGCTAGTTGGACTAGGAAATCTTTTGGCATGTTGGCTAACTATATT